AATGTCAGAGATCTTTGGTACGGTTACTAGGCTTGAGTGTGCCTGGATACTTAAATTATACACTTGCTCAAAATTTAAATAATAATAATGTTGACGTTTCTTCACAGCCCGTCAACCTCTTTCCTTCTGCTGTGACTGATGGTCAGGGACAGTTAGATACTGTTGCTACCACACAATTTGTTGCTGATTCTAATGTTGTTTCAGCAACCAAAGCTATGGCTATTGACATTGATCCTTCTTTTGTTAATAGTTCTAGTGATTCTTTATCTCAAGAAATTAAAGATTTTCTTTCAAAACCTGTTATTATGGCATCTGGTAATTTTTCTGTTACAGATACTTATGCTACTTTTCCTGAATATTTATCTCCTAATGATATATTAGGAGCTAATGCAGGAATGATGGCGGATAAATTGAAAGGTTATTTAGGTTTTAGAGCTACTACAGTTTTAAGATTAGTAGTTAATGCTACTAGATTTCAGCAAGGGCGTTATAATGTCCAATTTGTGCCTACTGGTGGAGCCATAACTGGTTCTGCTGGTAATGCTAGGAATAGATTAAATGCTATTACTAGTACTTTGGTGCAAAGGATTCAATTACCCCATGTTGAATTAGATCTTAATTGTGACACGGAAGCTGTGTTAAAATATAAGTTTAATTCAGCTTATAATTTTTTCCCTATGACTTCTTATACTACTATAACTAGTCTTATGGCTTTTGGTATTTTTAAGATTTATCCATATTCTCCATTGGTAGCCGGTTCTGGTAGTACCACTTGTGGTTATACTTTATGGGCATCTTTTGAAGATATAGAGCTTATTAGTGCGGCAGTTCCTCAATCGGGTAGACTGTTTAGTACTAATAATCGTAAGAAAAATGAAACTGATCAAGAACAAGTAAGTTCTGGAATGGGTCCAATTTCTTCTGCTCTTATGAGAGTGAAAGGTGCAGCTGATGTTTTTACAAAAGTTCCACTTCTTTCTTCTTATGCCAGTATGACATCTTGGTATTCTGAAATTTTGGCAGGTGCTGCTTCGGCTTTTGGTTGGAGTAAACCTCTTAATTTGGAGCATTCTATGCGAATAACTCAAAATTATTTGCCTTATGCTGCTAATGTAGATGGCCCCGATCAGTCTTTTCCTTTATCTTTTTCTTATCAGAATCAAGTCGGGAAAGCTCAAGGTTTTTCCGGCACTGATATTGACGAAATGGATTTTTCTTTTTTATGTTCTATACCTACTTTTAATTTCATTGGTTCTTGGACTACTGCTTTGACTTCTGGTTCTGTTTTAATTAATATACCAGTTAGGCCTTTAGGTCTATTAGTTACACGTACAGTTACTGCTGTAGGTATTACCGATATGGGACCTTATCAATTGGTAGCCAGTCTTTTTGAACAATGGAGAGGTTCTATGGTTTATAAGTTTAAATTTGTTAAAACTGAGTTTCACTCAGGTCGTTTAGCAGTTAGTTTTTCTCCCTGTGCTGGTGATTTTACAGCTATAGTTCCTACTCTAGCTCAAACGTCATTTTTACATAGACAAATTATTGATATTCGAGAATGTAATGAATTTACTTTTGTGGTACCATTTATTTCATCAACTCCTTTTAAACAATCTAATCAAATTATAGGTAACTTTATGATCCATGTTTTGGATCCTCTAATAGCTCCTGATACAGTATCTTCTACTGTAGGTTTGATTTTGGAACATTGTATGGGAGCTGATGCTGAATTTGCAGTTCCTAAAAAGAATAATTTGCAGTATGTTATGGGTATTGCTCCTCAATCTGGGGATCCTTATTCTAATACTGAGTCCAATGTTTGTGCTAATTATAGAGGGAATATAGGTTCTTCATTGATACCCTCTGATGAGTGTTCTAATTCACTTTTTTGTGTTGGTGAACGTATTTCGTCATTGAGAACTTTAATGAAGTTACCTAATCCTTTTCCATTCATTGTAGCGCCTACTGGTAATCCTTATTTTAATTTGATACCTTTTTATCTTTCTTATAGATATTATAATACTGTTCCTGCTTATGTAGAGCCTACTCTTCATAGCGATTTATATACTTTGATTTCTAGTTTATATCTATACGTTAGAGGTGGTGTTCGTATTAAGTATCTTGATATTTCTCCTGTTACGACATCTGAGCCGTTTGTTGTTTATTTAGGTACGGGTATGAATGCTGGTATGTCTACTGTTGGAGCTCAATTTACCACATCTGATGGTAGTGGAGATTTTTCAAATGTTAGTAGAAATGGTCTTCCTTCATTTTATTATAAGGCAGGTTATTCTGGTGAAGTTCAAGTTCCGGCTTATGGACGTAATCATAGCAGATTAGTTACTGATTGTTTATCTACATCTGTTTTTGGTTATAATATTTTACCGACTTCTTCTGCTCCAGATGTTTTTATTTCTAGAACTACTGTTCCTACAACTACTACGTTAGCTAGTGTTTTGAGATCAGCTTCTGATGATGCCAATTGTGGTGTCTTTTTAGCTGTCCCTCCTGTTAGTGGTTCTGTTTTTTAAAGAATCAATGGGTTTTTCACATTACCCTATATTATAATGTGTCGTTTGATATACACGAAGTATATTCCCTGATAAGAGGGTTTCTTATCAAAGAATCCTTTAGATAATAACATTTATGGTTTAGTTATTATTGAATTCGAAGAACGTCCATTGAAATAACGTTCTAGAATGCTTCTGGTTTATCACTCCAGAGGACTCACCTTGCGTGGTGTAATTATTACATACGTAACCGATATGTCCGTCGTAGCTTGCGACTGTCCCGCACAAGGTGGGCATAAAGGTTTTTAATGTGTGTATAGCACCAGGACCCCATAAATGGGTCTAATGCTGGCCACGGGAATGAGATATGTCTGTTCCCCTGGCAATTTTTC